AGATCACAGAAGATGGATTTAGAGCTGCTACTCCTACAACTAGAGCTCACCCAAACTCTCAGACGCTTCTTACCTCTAATGCAGGAGACGCTTTCAGCACTGTACTCAACGACCTACGAGAAAGAGCCATTGACTACCCGCCTAAGTCCTTTGGATTCTACGAGTATTCTGCGCCACAATATTGCAAGATAACTGACCGCGCAGCTTGGGCTATGGCTAACCCTTCTCTGGGCTACACAATTACAGAGGAAGCGATTGAGGAAGCGATTGCTACAAGTCCGATTGAAAATACTCGGACAGAGACTTTATGCCAATGGATCGACTCACTTAGCAGTCCTTGGCCGCATGGCATACTTGAGGACACATCTGATAACACGCTTGAAATGGCTCCTGGGGCTTATACTGTATTCGGTTTCGATGTCAGTCCTTCCAGAAGGAACGCATCTTTAGTCGCTGGACAATTACTTCCAGATGGCAGGATTGGCATCGGGATCCTTGAGACTTACAGCTCTCAAGTTGCCATTGATGAGTTAAAGATGGCGGCAAGCATAAAGGGCTGGTGTGACATTTATAAGCCACGCCTTGTCTGCTTTGACAAATACGCCACCCAGACCATCGCAGATCGCTTGGCTAATTCTGGAGTTATGGTCGAGGATATTTCAGGGCAACAATTCTACAAGGCTTGCGGTGATCTACTAGAAGGCTTGGTCAATCATCGAGTAGTTCACAATGGCCAGCAAGAACTAATTCAACAGATGAATAACTGTGCAGCTAAGGTAAACGACAGCGCGTGGCGCATCATCAAACGCAAGTCAGCAGGTGACATCTCAGCTCCTATCGGCTTGGCTATGGTGGTTTCCAAGTTGATGATCCCTCAACCTAAGCCACAAATTTATACTTAGACACACCCATACCACATTGTCTAATTGCTTGACAAATGCTATAGTTTCTGTCTATGGGTAAATTATTGCAGGCGTTTGGGCTAGAGCCTAAGACACAATTACAAGCTCAAGCAGCACCTCAGGTATTGGGTGAATATTCACCTTATGCCATGCCGTTTCAAACTGCATTTATTGGCAGAACAGAAGCTATGTCTGTACCCGCTCTTATGCGTTGCCGCAATCTATTGGCTGGAACTATCGGAGCAATTCCTTTAGAGCTGTATAGAAAATCTAACAATCAAGAGCTTGGATCTCCTGCATGGTTAGAGCAACCTTCATATTCACAGCCACGATCTGTAACTATTGCCTGGACTGTTGATTCATTACTTCTGTATGGTCAAGCCTTCTGGAAAGTCGTAGAAGTTTATCAAGAGGATGGCAGACCATCTCGCTTTGAATGGATCGCTAACAATCGAGTAACGATTACTCTTGATAGCACTAACACTTTTGTCAGATCTTACGCAGTCGATGGAATTACATTACCAATGGACGGCTTGGGTTCTCTTGTTACATTCCAATCACTAAGCGATGGCATCTTAACTACGGGTGCTTCAACAATTCGCGCAGCTATTGATGTTCAGAAGGCAGCAGCAATCGCAGCAGCAACTCCAATGGCAACTGGTTACATCAAGAACACAGGCGCAGATTTAGATCCTAAAGAAGTATCTGGGCTTTTAGCTGCATGGCGTAATGCTCGCAATAATCGCTCAACTGCATACCTAACATCTACTTTAGAATATACGCCAGTCTCATTTTCACCTAAAGACATGATGTACGGAGAAGCAATCTTTAATCTTGCTACTGAAATTGCTCGTTTATGTAATGTACCTGCTTACTATGTTTCAGCAGATCAGAATAACTCTATGACTTATGCAAATGTGCAAGATGAGCGTAAACAATTCTTAACGCTATCTCTACAGCCATTCATTACAGCGATTGAAGATCGCCTATCTATGGATGATATTACTGCCCGTGGAAATGTAGTGAAGTTTGACATCGATAAGAACTTCCTACGCACTGATCCACTAGCTGAACTAGCAGTGATTGAAAAACTTCTTAGCTTGAACCTTATTACCCAGGAGCAGGCTCTGGAAATGACTGACTTAACACCTAACGGAAGCATGGGTCTAGAATGAACCAAGTAGTTACCTTCTCAGCTGAACTGACAGCAGATTCAGCAAGTCGCACAGTATCAGGCAAGATTGTGCCTCTTAATGTTGAAGCAGGATCGACAAACATGGGCAAAGTAATCTTTGAATCTGGCTCTATTGATATTGCAGATCCTAAAGCGATTAAGTTGCTAAGCCAACACGATACTAAGAAGCCTCTTGGTCGCATGGTGTCATTTAGCGAATCAGAAGATGCAATCGATGCAGTATTCTCAATCAGTCGCTCACAGCGCGGCACAGAAGCTCTAATCCTTGCAGAAGAAGGATTACAGTCAGGTTTAAGTATCGGAGCAGAAGTGCTCAAGTCAAAGATCAAGGACGGCGTGACTTATGTATCCGCTGCTCGCTTGGTCGAAGTAAGTTTGGTAACAGAGCCAGCATTTAAGTCGGCTCAGGTTACCGATATTGCAGCAGAAGAATCTGCTGTAGAAGAATCAATCCAACCAACAGAAAGCGAGACAGCCACCGTGGAACAAACCACTCCAGCAGTCGAAGCAACACCAGTTGAAGCACCAGCGGTTGAAGCTGCTCGCCCAACTGTTTCAGCAGCATACTACACAAAGCCACGCATTGAAGTTACAGCTGCTAAGTATGCAGAAAACTCAATCCGCGCAGCACTAGGAGACGAGTCAGCTCGTCAGTACCTACTAGCAGCAGCAGACACAACAGACAATCAAGGTTTGGTGCCCACCCGCCAATTGTCAGAAATCATAAACCCGCTAGGTACAACAATCCGTCCATCAATCGATGCAATCTCTCGCGGAGTGCTTCCAGATGCAGGTATGACTTTCGAGATCCCACGCATCACACAGATGCCAACAGTTGCGATCGAGCCAGAAGGCGATGCATTTAGCGACACAGATCAAAACTCAAACTTCCTATCTGTAACAGTACAGAAGTATGCAGGACAGCAGACATTCTCTGTTGAATTGCTAGATCGTACATCTCCAGCATTCTTTGATGAGCTAGTCCGCAACATGGCAGCAGCTTACGCAAAGGCAACTAACGCAGCAGTAAACGCAGCGTTGATCGCAGGAGCAACAACAGATGCAACAACAGTTGCAACATACCCAACAGCATCAGAGCTTCTAGGAATTGTTGCTCGCGGTTCTGCTTCTGTTTATGGAGCAACAGCAGGCTTAGCAAATCCATTTGCTCGCAACATGGTCGTATCAACAGGACAATGGTCAAACATCATGTCTCTAAACGATGCAGGCCGTCCAATCTACACAGCATCACAGCCAATGAACGCAGGCGGAGCAGTTGCACCTACATCATTGACAGGTAATGTTGCAGGACTCAACCTATATGTTGATCCTACAAACGCTGGCGATAGCGATGGAACAATCCTTATCGTAAACCCAGATGCTTACACATGGTACGAGTCACCAACATACCGCCTTCGCGCAGAGTCAACAGCTAACGGATCAGTAACAGTCGGTTACTACGGTTTCGGAGCTATCGCAACTAAGGTTGCAGCTGGCGCATTCAAGAACAACAAGGCGTAACAAACTCACTAAGTCGCTCTAGGGGGTCAGTAGCCCTCTGACTCCCTAGAGTCTTATGAAAGGATCATCATGGCATTGACAACAGTTGCAGAGCTTCGTAGCACTCTCGGAGTCGGTACGCTGTATCCAGATGCCACCTTGCAGGAAGTGTGTGATGCCACAGATGCAGTCCTACTTCCTATGCTATGGGCTAACACTAATTTTGCCGTGTCACATAAGAACACAGGCACAGTAGGTACGCTTTACTTTGATGAGTCAGTTGAAGGCATTTACTATGTTGGTCAGACTGTAGTAATTACAGGTGCAGGATCACACTTCAACGGCAACAAGACGATCACGGCAGTTGATGGCAAGAGCATTAACATAACAACAAATCATGTGAGCGATACACCTTTACATCCTTTTAATCCTTTTGCTACAGTCAAGGCTACTGAGTATCAAGACTGGGCAGATGATAAAGCCGTCCAGCAAGCAGCTTTAATGGTATCTGTTGAAATCTGGCAAGCGCGTACAGCCACCCTTTCAGGCAGTAACGCTGTCGATTTCCAGCCAAGCCCTTACCGAATGAGCGCACAGCTTCTCGCTAAGGTGCGAGGATTGATTGCACACGCACTAGACCCTCGCTCAATGGTGGGCTGATGCCTGTTGCCGTCACTACTCTTCGAACCACATTAGCCACTGCTCTAGTAGATAACGCTAAGTGGCAGACCTTTGCTTTCCCACCAGCAACAGTCCTGGCTAACTCTGTAATCGTGTCTCCAGATGATCCTTACCTGACACCTAGCAATAATCAGCACATCACTATTAGCCCAATGGCTAACTTCAAGATCATCATGACTGTGCCTTTGTTTGACAATGAAGGAAACCTTAACGGAATAGAAGATACCGTCTGTGGCGTGTTCGCTAAACTAGCAGCATCATCTTTGACCTATAATGTAAGCGCAATAAGCGCACCAAGTATTCTCAACGCTGCTTCGGGAGACCTTCTCAGCTGCGAGATGTCCGTATCAATACTCACGAGTTGGGGATAACAATGTCCGATTGGGATATAGAGAACGAAGCCTTCCTGAAAAAAATCGGGCAGGTTAAGCCAGCAGCACCAGCACCAAAGCCAGTAACTACTACGAAAGACGAGGAATAATCTCATGGCTGTATTTCTAAACAACAAGGTCGGCGTGAAGATTAACACTGTCGATCTTTCTGACCATGTCACAAGCATTACCCTAAATCGCACATTTGATGAGCTAGAAGTTACTGCTATGGGTGACACAGCACACAAGTTCGTTAAGGGCTTGGAAGCATCATCTGTAACAATCGATTTCCTAAACGACACAGCTTCAGCGAATGTATTGGCAACACTACAGGCAGCATGGGGAACAACTGTAACCTGCGTATTCCTACAGGAAAAGGGAACAGCAGTCTCAGCAACCAACCCTCTGTACACTGTCTCACTTCTAGTCAATAACACAACAGACATCAATGGTGCTGTTGGTGATATGGCTACACAGTCAATTACATTCACTGCTAACTCAGCTGTTGCAGTAGCAACCACAGGCACATTCTAAACAAACTATAAAGGGGCAAACTCATGGCAAAACTAAAGATAGTTCGACAAGATGGAAGCGTACTAGAAGGCGAGATCACTCCAGCTGTGGAGTACTCATTTGAGCAGTACGCAAAAAAGGGCTTCCACAAGGCGTTCCGCGATGAAGAAAAGCAGAGCGATGTCTATTGGTTAGCATGGGAAGTAACACGCAGGTCAGGTGAAACTGTTAAGCCTTTCGGGATCGAGTTCATTGAGACATTACGCTCAGTAACTGTCGAGGACTCTGACCCTTTAGCTTAAAGCGCGATCTTCCATTCACCTATCTAATCGCTAGGCTAAGCATTAGGTTGGGAATCGCGCCACAGCAGTTATTAGATCTAGATAAGACCATGCTCGATGCATTAGTGCAGGGGCTCAAGGATGAAGTGAAAGAGGTGAGCGATGCCAGCAAGCGTAAAGGGCGGTATCGCTCTTAGAAAGTCACTACGAGCCTTTAGCCCTGACCTTGCCAAAGCATTACCTAAAGAGGTTGGAGCAGCCTTAAAACCCATTACAAAGGCTGCAAAAGGGTATCTGCCAGATGACGGTCAAGTGCTTAGCGGATGGCTAACCCGTGATGGTTCAGAAGCTCGCTTTCCCTCTTATAATGCTCGAATCGTCAAGCAGGGTGTTGGCTATAAAACCACACCTTCAAAACCTAACCGCAGAGGATTTAGATCTCTTGCTCGCGTATTCAACAAGAGTGCAGCTGGAGCAATTTACGAGACTATGGGGCGCAAAACTCCACAGAGCCGATTCGTACAGAATCAGCAGGCCAAGTACAGCTCACAGATGAAAGGCGATCAGAAGATGGAAGGCCGCGCTTTATTCCGTGCATACGATGAGAATAACGGCAAGGCTAGAGAAGCGGTATTAGCAGCCATCAAAGGCGCAGCTGACAAACTAAACGCAAGAGCGAAGGTGTAACTCATGGCTAATGTACTGATTGATATCGCCGCGGAGTTTGTTGGTAACAAAGCATTTAAGCAAGCCGATACTGCAACAGATAAATTAACCAAGAATGTCAAGAAACTAGCGGGTGCTTTCGGTTTAGCATTTAGCGCAACTGCCGTGCTTGCTTACGGCAAGGCTGCCGTTAAAGCAGCAGCAGAAGATGAAAAGGCACAGAAGCAACTGGCCTTAGCTCTTAAGAATGTCGGGCTTGGTCGAGATGCTGCTTCTTCTGAGGACTATATCCAGAGATTACAAACTGAATTCGGGATTCTTGATGATGATCTGCGCCCTGCCTATCAGACTTTAGCAGTAGCCACACGCGATACTAACGAAGCTCAGAGACTTCTCAATCTTTCATTAGACATAAGTGCTGCAACTGGCAAAGATCTAGGTTCAGTCACAGGCGCATTGAGTCGTGCATACTTAGGAAACAATGCAGCCCTGTCTCGTCTTGGTGTAGGTATCTCAAAGGCAGACCTTAAGGCTGGCAAGTTTGAGGACATCATTGGGCAACTCGAAGGCACATTTAAAGGTGCTGCAACACAGGCTGTTAATACCTTTCAAGGCTCAATCGATAAGTTAAGCGTTGCCGCTGCTAACGCTTCAGAGATTATCGGAACAGGTTTAATTGATGCTCTTAAAGGTTTAGGCGAACAAGATTCAGTCGATAACCTAGCAACTGCAATGCAAGATACAGCAATCTATATTGCTGATGTTATTCGTGGTATAGGTGTACTAACAGAAAAGTTAAAAGGTTTACCTGGAGTATCTGGATTAAATGTTGGAATGATTCCAATTATTGGCTCTTACATAGATATTTTAAGAGGTATGGGTCAGGTTGCTGCGGGAAGCGGAATCAATGCTCAGGGGTTAGCCGATTTAGCCAGATTACAATCACAATTTACTGTTAGAACATTAGCTGCAAACAAAAAGATAACAGCAGAAGAAAGAAAGCAACTGTCTGCCAAGCGATTAAAACTGGCTTTAGACAAAGCTAGCCTTGCCCTTTCCAAGGGTGAAGAAATCTTTGACATGGACAAGATCCAAAACGAGGCAGCTCTTAAGTCTCAGGCAGAAGCACTAGGCAAGGCAACCACTTCCCAGCAGGTGCTACAGATTGCTAATGATACTGCTCGTCTAAATGTTAAGAAGTCAATCCTTGCTCTGGAAGATGCGATGGCTTCTAAGGATGAAGCCTCTATCGTTGCAGCAACTAACAAGCTCAATGCAGACCTGAAAGTGCTTGGCACACTAGGGCAGCAAAACATCAAGCTGCTAGATATTAAATCTGTCCTTGAATCACTCAAGCCTTTAGATCTAATCAATACCACTAATCTAGAAGAAGCCCTTGCTTTGCTAGGCAAGATTAACCTTGCACAGACAGGCTCTACCAGACCAGATAGCCGATCTACTGCACTAACTGCCGTTGCTGCGATTGCTCCTGCGATAGCTGCCGCTAGAGGCACTTCAGTGGCATCGGTAGAAGCAGCTAACCAGGCTAAAGTTTTATCTCTATCAGAAAGAGATTTAGAGACTTTCAACAAAGTTATCGCTAGCGGACTTAATACATCTTTGAGAGAACTTCAAGAAGCATCAAGCCCAATGATGAGTTATGCCGCGACTGAACAATATGGCAACCAATATAACATCACAGTACAGGCAGGCATCGGAGACCCTAACGCTATTGCAGAAGCAATCGATCAAGTCCTTACCGATGCAGCTCAGCGGGGAACTCTGAGAGGCTACACAATAGGATGACATGGCTTCCAGAGTGGCGGGTGACAGTAGGTGATGATGTCTATACGACTGTCACCTCTGTGTCGTATGCAACTGGTCGGCTAGACATTGATCGCCAAGCCACAGCAGGTTACTGCCGAGTAGAGATCGTCAATGTCGATAACTCACCCTTTACCATCAACATCACAGAGCCAATTAGTTTAGAGCTGAAGAACTCGTCAGGCATTTACACCAAGATGTTTACTGGAACAGTCTCAGACTTTAACATAGGAGTCAGAAGCCCAGATGAATCAGGCTTTATCACTACTGGCACTATCTTAGGCATTGGCTCATTGGCTAGGCTTGCTAAGGCTGTTTATAACACAGCCCTTGCTTCAGCCCTAGATGGCGAACAGATTGAGCTTATTCTCGAAGCAGCTTTAAGCGATACATGGAACGAGATAGATCCGACTGTAACATGGGCAACATACCCAAGCACGGGAGATGCTGCCACATGGCAATTTGCTGAAACCCTTTTGGGTAATGTGGATCAAGGCGAGTTCGGGATGATACAGATAAACGCATCCCCGTCAGCTAAGAGTCAGACCCTTGTCGATCAGATAGCCAATAGCGCACTCGGCATTATTTCAGAAGGTGCAGATGGCTTGGTCTATTATGATGACGCAGACCATCGAGATAACTACCTAACCACTTACGGGTATACAGATTTAGATGCAACTTATGCAACTCCTAGCAGTATCCAATCTCAGACCCAGACTGCTCGACTACGCAACAGTTTTATTTATAAATACGGCATCGGATATGCAACAATCCTAACCATATCCGCACCCGATTCCATAGCAACTTATGGGCTATTTGAAAGGTCTCTAGATTCTAACATCCTCACTTTTGATGATATGGCCAATATCGGTACGCGAGAAATTCTTTTACGCAATCTGCCTAGAGGGTCATTGGGAGCGATTAGATTCCGCCTAGATAATCCAGACCTGCCTAGCGCGATGCTTGATGATCTTCTCATCATGTTTTGTGGCACTCCTGTTTTTATCGATAACCTTCCCAATAACTTACTCGGGGGAAACTTCGAGGGCTTTGTGGAGAACATAGCTGTTAATGCGACCCCTACCTATGTGGACATGACTCTTTATATTTCAGCCAAAGACTTCTCAATGCCGCCAGGAGTAGGCGCACCCTAAATGCTATACTTAAATCGACTTACACGACTGGAGAACTAACTAATGGCACTATCACCCAACTATGGCTGGACTGAGCCAGATAACACGGGGCTTGTCAAGAACGGCGCACAGGATATGCGCGTATTGGGTGATGCTATTGATACCTCAGTCTGGAATATCGGCTATGGTCAAGCTGGCAAGAATAAGATCATCAATGGTGACTTTGGTATCTGGCAGCGTGGTACAGGATCGTTTGCGGCTAACACATACAGCGCGGATCGATGGGTTTCTATCAGTGACGCAACTGTTGCAACGACACGGCAAAGTTTTACAGCGGGAACTGCTCCAGTAGCAGGTTATGAAAGCCAATACTTTTTGCGTACTGCTAAAAGCGCAGGCGGCTCATTTGTAATTCAGGAACAAAGAATTGAAGATGTACGAACTTTTGCAGGACAAACTGTGACATTATCTTTTTGGGCTAAAGCAGACGCAGCAGTTACTATTGCCCCAAACCTAGTGCAGTTTTTTGGTACAGGCGGCTCGGCTAGCGTTGATACAACTTTGGCAACTGCTTCGCTAACAACTTCATGGGCTAGATACTCTATGACCGTTGCTGTTCCTTCTATAGCAGGAAAGACTATCGGAGCAGGTAATTATTTAGGCGCTAGAGCTATTCGTGCTTTGACCTCATCTGCAACAACAATTGATGTTTGGGGTGTACAGATTGAGTACGGCTCAAAGGCCACACCTTTTCAGACTGCAAGCGGTGGAAGTCCACAAGCTGAATTGGCTATGTGCCAACGCTATTTTGAAGCACAAACAGATTCAAGTGGTGGCATTGACGGTAATGTCGGCATGGGATTTTTTGTTACCACGACGCAAGCGTTAATAACCATGTATTACACACCAAAACGCAAAAGCCCATCGACAACTTTGAACGCTGGAAACCTTGAAGCGATTACGGCTGGCGCAGGAATTTTATCTATGTCCAGCATTGCTTTCGGCACTTATGGCGCACCTAGTACAACTTCGCAAACAATAGTGGGAACAGTATCGGCAACGACCGTAGGACTAGGTTGCCAAGTTAGAACAGGATCTAGTGCTTATTCAATTTGGATAGATGCGGAGTTATAAAATGACAGTAAAATACACAATACCAACCGACCCGATCACGGGTGAACCATCAACAAGAACTATTGTTAAATTAGATGCCGATGGACGTGAGTGGTTTATTCCATGCGATGAAGATAACCGTATGTACCAAGAATACTTAGAGCATGAAGCCACAGCTGAGTAAGGCTGCTAAGCAGCTTCGGGAACAGTTTGATGACACCTTCCCAGATAGAGATCGCCTTTCGGATGGATGGATCGGTGATACAAGACACCAGGCGAAGCCTAGCGATCATAATCCCGATGCTAATGGCTGGGTTCGTGCCATTGACATTGACCGTGATTTACACAAAGGCGGCAAACCAGACAACATGGGCGATCTTGTCGATCAGGTTCGTCTCGCTTGTAAGTCTAAGTCAGAGAAGCGAATCAGTTACATCATATTTGATGGGCGGATCTGTTCCCACATCCTTAACTGGAAGTGGCGCAAGTACACAGGATCTAACAAACACATCAAACACGCGCATTTCAGCTTTAAGAAAGAAGCTGACAATAATGGGGCTTTTTTTCAAATACCTATGTTAGGAGCATCTAATGAATGAACTAAAGACAGCGGCAGGATCTTGGGGCAGAGCCTTCCTAGTAGCAGTAATCTCTCTAGCAGCAGCGGGTGTGTCAGATCCTAAGGCACTTTTTGCAGCTGGCGTAGCCTCAGTGCTTCCACCTGTATTGAGATACTTAAATGCAAATGACCCTGCTATGGGCATTAAGAAGTGACACAAGATAATTTCTTCCAGATCTATTTAGCCACACTAGCAACGCTAGGTGGTCTTTCTGGCTTTGTCATCACTCATTTACTGTCTGAGATTAAAAGACTCAATGGGCGTGTCGATGAGATTTATAACCTTCTTCTAGAGCGATAATTTAATCATGGCAAGAAAAGCAACTAAGGCATTAGAGGAGCAGGGCTACTCAAAGCTTGATGCTTATTGCATTGGGCTGTTTGAGTACTTCTTGAGCCTAAAGCGAGCAGGGTTTGCTGAAGATATTGCCATGTTCATGATTACAGAGCCACAGGCTTATCCGCATTGGATATTGCCTGATGGAATACCGCCAGAGAAGTTAGGCGATTATGTAGATGAGGATGACGATTAAGCGAATCGTGGTTGTATCGGATCTCCAAGTTCCGTACCATGACAGGGTTGCAACCCGTAACCTTGCAAGCTTCATCACTAAGTTTAAGCCTGACCAAGTAGTGACCATCGGTGATGAGATCGACCTACCCCAGATAAGCAAGTGGGAAGAGGGGCGCATGGGCAGTTATGCCCAGACCCTAGATGATGATCGCAACGAGGCTGTGGACTTACTCTGGGAGTTAGGCGTTACCGATTGCATCCGTAGCAATCACACGGATCGCCTTTACAATGTCATCATGGCTAAAGTACCTGCATTCGGGGCACTGCCTGAGCTGCGCTTTGAGAAGTTTATGAAGTTTGACGAGCTAGGCATCACCTTCCATAAGAACCCAATGCCTATTGCTCCTAACTGGATCGCAGTACATGGAGACCACACACCCATCAAGCCACAAGGGGGCTTATCAGCCCTTGAGGCGGCTCGTAGGCACGGTAAAAATGTCATCTCAGGGCATACTCACAGAGCAGGCCGTTCGGCCTTCTCAGAGGCTTCTGGCGGTCGTATAGGGCGTGTGCTGCATGGTGTTGAGGTAGGAAATCTCATGGACTTTAAGCAGGCTGCGTACACCAAGGGTGTAGCCAATTGGCAGCAGGCTTTCGCCATCATCTATGTAAACAAGGCTAAAGTCCAGGTAGATCTCATCAACATCGAAAAGGACGGCACCTTCATAGTTGCTGGAAAGTCCTACGGCAGACCTAGATAGGTCTAAATTTAGGTCTAAATCGTTATCATTTCGTTACACAATGTAGCCACAATGTAGCCACATCTATGCAACACTAATCCTGTAGCCAATCAAGGGCATTGGCACAGATAGGTACGAAAATGACAACAAATTATCAAGCAAAGGGATACAACCTTTACCGGAAAGCAGCTAAGAATGTATTTACTCACGCTGTTGTTTTCATGAATTACGGATCAGCAGATCATCCAGAAGGCACTTTAGAGGCTTGCTTTAACATTACTTATGATGCTGCACTCAAAGACATGAAGTTAGTTAATCGTCTATCACATCTAAAGTTCTTGGAAGTTGTAGAAGTTGAGGTGGCAGCATGAGTAACACAGACAAGCTGCTTCTTATCTGCATTATTGGCATGATTATAGGTTTCATCATAGTCATCATTGATGTGCAGAAAACAGCTTACAACAAGGGTGTGCGCGATGGCTATCACCGAGGTCGCAGTATCAAGGGGCAGGAATGAAAGCCAATGAGATCCTTTTATCAGCCACAGACACGATCAGTGACCGTGGGCTTGCATACGGTCACCCTGCGAATAACATGCAACACACAGCGATGCTGCTCTCAGCATACTTACAAACACCAATACACGACTATCAGGTGGCAGGGATCATGGTCTTGGTTAAACTTGCAAGGACTAATCAATCAGCCCAGCAGATCGACACTTGGATCGACATGGCAGCCTACGCCAGTATCGCAGGACAATTAGCAACGGAAGAGGATGAGCTGTATGTTTAATTTAGCCGATTACGAACCAGTTGAGGTGAGACTTGAGAAATTTATTAAGGACTATCCAGCGTTCCGCATATCAACTGAGTTGGAAGTTGTCGAGGCTACTCGATACATTGTTAAAGCGTATCTATTTAAGGATGCTAGTGATGGCGTTGCGTGGGCAACAGGGTACGCGGAGGAAACAGTTACTAGCCGAGGTGTTAATCAGACTTCAGCATTGGAGAATTGTGAGACTTCGGCAATCGGCAGAGCACTTGCAAATGCAGGTTATGCTCCTAAAGGAAAGAGACCAAGCCGCGAGGAAATGACAAAGGTCGTTGCTACAAAAGTAGCAAAGCCACCTGTCCAAGAGGTCAAGGCAGACGATCAGGACTATTGGACTACACCCGTCAATGAATACAACAAGGTAGTCGATGCACCTGTGACCTTAGAAAAGGCTATGGAGAATGTAGCCGCAATCATCGGAACAACTGAAGCCCAGGAATCACCGAGCTGTAAGCATGGAACTATGCAGTGGCGTGAAGGTGAGAGAAACGGGCGTAAATGGGCTGGCTATCAATGCAATCAGATGAATTATGGCGGTGTTAAATCTGATTGTCCGCCTATCTGGTATCAAATCGGGTCAGATGGTAAATGGCAACCACAGAAGGCGAGAGCGTAATGGGCTACATCGAGGTATACAACATAGACAAAGATGGCGAATGGACAGACTTAGAGGACATTCCCATGATCACCACAATTAACTGTCAACTCTGCAACGAGCCAACCTTGGCTCATGACATCATCATTCCAGCAATCATCACAGATGGTAATCTCGTAGCTGGTACATGGCAGTGCAAGAAATGTCACGCGGTCAATGGCTGAGTTTAATGAGATCTACAGATCTCCAATAGATCGCCATGTATACAGCTTCAGCGGGTATGCAGGCGTAGAGAATTGCTCAGACTGTGATTCCTTTACCCAGGTAAATGAATATGATCGTATCCATGATGGTGCTGTTCTATTCTTCTGTAATAGATGCGAGAATAAACACCACTTATGAGCGCATACATGCCACCTTCAGCTACAGATGATTGGGCAACCCCTAAAGACCTATGGCAGCAAGCCAATGGCTTTCATGATTTCCAATTAGATGCAGCTGCTAGTTTAACCAATCATTTATGCGATCAGTGGTTTGGCTTAGACCATCCCGACATTAATAGACAAGATGGTTTAGCTGGTCAATGGGTTGGCCGCACTTGGGTGAATCCGCCTTATGGCCGTGGCATATACGACTGGGTAAAGAAAGCTGCGTTGCATGATGATTTAGTGGTGATGTTATTACCATCAAGGACTGACACTAAATGGTTTCATGAATTTGTATATCCGTATGCTGATTTGCATTTTATTAAAGGCAGGTTGAAGTTTGGGGCAAGCGTAACCGCAGCTCCATTTCCTTCTATCTTGGTGACCTTCAATGGCTAGCCAAGCAAGGAAACACAGAGGTTTCCGCACAGAGCGCGTAGTCGCACAGTACCTATCGACTGTATGGCAAGGCGCAACTGTGGGAAGGGGTAGTGGCAAGGATATTGTCAATGTACCGTTTGATGTTGAAGTCAAAGCAAGATCTGGCTTTCAACCATTGGCGTACATTAAGCAATTAAAAGCTCGGACAGCCATTTCGGGGGAATTGGGCTTTGGGGTAATTAGACTCAATGGTCAGGGTGAAGATGCGCGTGAATATGCCGCGATCATTAGACTAGAGGATCTCTTGCCACTACTTACACTTAAATACGGCCATCTTACTAGCGAACCCACAGAAGCAGATATAGGCCGCTGCACAGGCTGTGGGTCTTACATGATACAGAGGTGCTTAACATGCCAGCCTACGACTACAAATGCACCAGATGCAATCTTAGTCAAGAGATCTATCACGGATGGCACGATAGACCAATGATTCCATGCACATACTGTAATGAGCCTATGGTTAAGGTTATAGCTGCTATTCCAGCAGTATTTAAGGGCAAAGGCTTCTACAGTACAGATAAATAGTTATCCACAGAAGTTATCCACAGGCAACTGATTAGGAGATCTTATGAAACGACACGCCGCTCTGAGCAGGACTTATACCGATATGCTTGACTGCGATGGTACGCTACTTGCAGCAGAGCCCATCAGGGGCTCAGCCCGAGCCCGTAAGGGTAAGGCTCGGGGGG